AGGTGCTGCCATAGTTCTATACCATTATCCCATATATTGAAGATGACATCTGCCTATATCTATCTGCAGGATTGGCACTTGCGATATCTGGAACATCTGTTGCCTGATCTCCCATAGAAGGTAGTTCTGGTGGTGGAAGTTTATTTGTGATTGGTGGTAGATTAACCATATTAATTCCACCACGTCCTTTTCTTCTTGAAGAAATTGTTTGGTAAATTTTTTCAGTTTTCATATTATTGATCACAGTTCCATCAATATTTGGAACCATTAATTCTGGTCCGCCCTCACCCACAAGATATGGTCTTCCTGCCTTTACAGGTCCACCCATCTTTCTTGCTTCAATTGTAGTTGGAGTTAGAATATTTGATATTTTTGATTTGTAATCTTCTCTAACTTCCATATCAACTTTTCTTCTTGCTTTTTCGTTTGGATTGACATACCCAGATTTTTTTCTTCCAGGTGGTGTTGGTACTATTTTTAACTTACTTTGCTTCTCTTTTATTTCTGCATTCATTTGATCTTTGAGTGCATATAATGCTTCTCTTTTTTTCTTCACTTCTTGGAATATTTTTTCTTGCTCCTCATCTCTACCAGTTTTTCCTTCTCTTCTGGCTTTAACACCAAGATTTTTTCTTCTTCCACTTTTATCCATTCCAGCATCTGCTAACTGCTGGTCTAATTGACTATGAGCAGTGCTATAATCTTCACCACCAGTCACTAAATTTCTTGCTTTTTTCAGTAAAAATTCTCCACCCTTATAAAGTAATACTCCCGCACCAATTGCAAGCATTGCTTTAAGAGTTAGTGGATTTAAAAGAAATCCTATCAACAAAGGAACTGCTTTTGCAAGTAATCCGACAAGTATTCCTATAGGACTCAATAATCCACTAATAGCACTAACAACTGGCAACAAAGCAATTGCACCGACCGCAATTGCCATCCACTTCCAATTATCTTTGATCCAACTAAACCATCCTTTCACTTTTTCCATATTCTTTGGATCTTTCAACCATTCAAATATTGCATTTGCAGCAATACCTAAAGCAATAGTTTTCACAAAATCCATTATACGTTCAAAAATACCTTTTACAGGTGCTACAGCTTCTTCTGCCTTTTCACCTACAGAGTTTTTAATTTTCTTTGATGATTTTTCTAATTGACTTTCTTCTGCGCTAAGCTTTGCTCTAGAAGAACCTCTCTTTACTCTATCAAGTTTTGCTCTTTCTTCTTGAGATCTAAGAGCAGAAGATCTCATCAATTCTTGTTGAATCTGAACAAGAATTTGGTTGGTTTCTGCTAAAGATTTTTCTATATTACTTCCACCACTGCCTGGTAATTTTTGACCTATATTACTTTGCGTATTCTTTGAGATATTTTTTAATATTGTTATTTTCTCGTCCTGTGTCTTTTGAGACTTTACAAGAGAGTTGATTGATATTCTATTCTTTCTTACAATTCTTGCGAGAGTTCCAATCTTCGAAGTTCCTCCCTGACCAACATTTCCCAAAGCACTATCACTTTCACTACCAGCAAGTGGACTCCTGATATTAGTTACATTTAATTTTGGTTTTTTCGTAGTTAAATTAGATTCCACTCTGCTGCTGTGCTTTTAGATTTTCTTCTTCAATATATTGTTGGAGAAGAGCGAGATAAACTTCTCTTTCCCAAGGAATCATATTTTCTAGCTCTGTTAATGAATATTTATGATGCTGCATCAAGGCAAAGTTGATTTTATAGTATGACTCAAGGTTAGTATGAGCCATACCTAACTGAAAAAAGCTGCTAACCCCTCAAGAACAACTTCAGATTCAACTTTTGTTGTAGGATTTTTGACTACAATCTTATGAGAAAGTTTAGGCATAGTCGTAAAGAACTTTTCAATCTCTTTAAATTGTTTAGTATTTAATTGTCCAATAAAATCATCAAGTTCTTTTTTAGAGTAGTCAGATGCTTCCCAACTCTCTTCTTGATTATAAATCATATCAATACATGATGTAATCATCGAAAGAGATTGGGAAACTTCACTTGATCCATCTACAGTTTCAAAGTTATTTTCAACAAACTGTTGTAGTGAAGGATAACGAAGTTTCATCGAAAGATTATCATCAAGCTTAATAATATTTTTATGACCTCTTGTTTTTTGAATCTTGATAGTATCAAGATCAATTGTCATTTCTACCTGAGTCTCTTCATCGTCAGGGCAAGTGATATTGACATCAACAGTTTCACCGACAGATCTTGCTCGAACATTTAAAAACAAATATTCAATATCAAAAGTAGCGAGATCTTCTACTTTGACATTTTCAGTAAGAATACATTCACCAAGAATTTGAACAATAGCATTTGTGATATCAGACATATTTTCTGATTCCATCGCCATAATCAAAATCTTTTCTTCTCTTACGAGAAAGGGTCTATATCTAATCTTCTTTCCAGTCGAAGGCAACGTCATTTCATACGTTGGCGTATTAATCTTAGGTAATGGCATACTAATCGATACAACTCATATGTGATTATTTAGAGAGTTATTTAGAATGCGCCAGGAGGAAATGTGTTTCCATATCTAATCTTATCATACTCAGCATATGCTTTTGCAGTATCTCCGCCATGTCTTCTCAATAATGTTTCGAGTGCATTTTGTCCAGTTACTGCAGTAGTTCCACTAGATTCTATTTCTTCTTGAGGAACTGCAGCAACTGGTGCATTTCTAGATTCTTGAACGGATTCTTCAATTATTTTGGGTGCTGTAGGTTTTCTAGATGTTTTTAATGATTGTTCTCTTCTTTGTCGAATCAATTCTCTTTCTTTATTTGGATCATATGATGCTCTTGCACTATCAGGATCGAATGTATTTACTTCTCCCAAAAATGTATCTTTAGTTGGATTGACAATATATCGATCATAATTAAAAGAAACAGATACTCTCAAAATATCTGCACCACCATAAGAAACAGGAACTGCTGCTACAGTTTTTGGAAAAGCATTTATAAATTTGTAAGATAAAGTTGTATTACTCATATTTCTTTCAAATTTAGTAATCGACATCGCAGAACATTTATAATGATCTGGATATCTCATTCTACGATAATAGTTAGTGCCATATTCGTTAGCATTACTTCCAGAAGCAATATAATCAATCCATCCTTCAAAAAATCTTAGATTATTATAATTAGAATCTACGTAAAAAGTAAAATCAATATCAGTATATAATCTCGTATGTGCAAATTCTTGCGAGATACCCATAAAATTATCTTTCACTTCTGAAGTTGCTAATGAACTTCCCGGTAATGAAGCCTCATTACACATAAGACCAGTATTCGCTAAAGTTTCACTAAGATTAACATCAAATTTTGTTTGTAGATGGGTAGTCAAACCGCCCAGAAGACCAGTTTTACCAAAACCAGAAAAACTAACTAGATAATAATTAGTTTGTGCTACATTACCAAAAACATTTACCGCTCTATCTCTATCTATTGGTACTGGTTTCGGAGTTGTCTTTGATTTTGCCACTCTAAATACCTTATACGACTACTTTATTATTAGTTATTTAGATGTCATATAAGGGAAAATACAAACCATCTTATCCTAGGAAATATAAGGGTGACCATACTAATATAGTCTATCGTTCTCTCTGGGAGCGTAAGTTTATGGTTTACTGTGATAAGAATGAAAATATTTTAGAATGGGGAAGTGAAGAGGTTGTTGTTCCCTACCATTCTCCAATTGATAATCGGTATCATCGTTACTTTCCAGACTTTTATATTAAAGTTCGCGAATCAAATGGAAAGATTAAAAAGATGATTATTGAAATCAAACCATTTAAACAGTGTGTGGAACCCAAAGTTCAAAAGAAAAAAACGAAGGGTTACATCTATGAAGTTATGGAATATGCCAAGAATCAGGCAAAATGGGAAGCAGCAAAAGAATGGTGTTTAGATCGTGGATATGAATTTAAAGTTCTTACAGAAAACGAGTTAGGTATCAAATGACATTCTCGTACCCAACAGATGATGATGAAAATCGTGTCCGTGGTGTAGTTGATAGTTTAGTTGGCACAGAAGATGCCGATGATGTAATGATGAAATTAATTGGCGTTTTAAACGAAGGTGGTAAAGTTCCGAGTGGAACTGGAAAATATTATACTTTCTTTTATAATGCAGTTACACCTGGAGAATATGATGAATATCCTCTCGTGGGTGTGACTGATATATTTTCTTGGGGATTCCGTGGAATCAACTTTCACTGGGGTGATAGAAGACAATATAACTACAATCAAATTGTTGGTGGTCTTTACGAAGTGTATCCAGAAGAAATGTCTGACGTAATAGAACTCGGTTTTACTAAAATACGTTCTAAATAGTTAGAAAAAGATAAATGGCAGCAGAACCAAAACAAAG